TTGAGGACCTTGTGGTCCTTGAGGACCTGCTACGTTTGAGTCAGCACCAGGGTCACCTTGGGGACCTTGTGGTCCTTGAGGACCCGCTACGTTTGAATCGGCACCTGATAGGCCTTGTGGGCCTTGTGGTCCTTGAGGACCTGCAACATTACTATCATTACCGCTAGGGCCTTGAGGACCTTGAGGGCCTTGTGGACCTTGAGGACCAGCTACATTTGAATCAGCACCACCCGGACCTTGAGGAGGACCTGCTACATTTGAATCACTACCTGCAGGACCTTGAGGACCTTGTGGACCAGCTACGTTTGAATCGGCACCTCCAGGACCTTGAGGGCCTTGAGGACCTTGTGGACCCGCTACGTTTGAATCGGCACCTCCAGGACCTTGAGGACCTTGAGGGCCTTGTGGACCTGCTACATTTGAATCGGCACCTGATGGTGGACCTTGTTCTCCAGTAGGACCTTGTGGTCCTTGTGGACCTGCAACGTTTGAGTCTGCACCAGGATCACCTTGTGATCCTTGTGGTCCTTGTGGTCCTTGAGGACCTGCAACATTACTATCAGCACCCGTAGGACCTTGAGGACCTTGTGGTCCTTGAGGACCAGCTACATTTGAATCGGCACCCGTAGGACCTTGAGGACCTTGAGGTCCTGCAACGTTGCTATCAGCACCTGCCGGACCTTGAGGGCCTTGTGGACCTGCTACATTTGAATCGGCACCTGATGATCTGTACCTGCAGGACCTTGTGGTCCTTGAGGGCCAGCTACGTTACTATCATCACCTGCTGGACCTTGTGGTCCCTGAGGGCCAGCTACGTTTGAACCTGGGCCCTGTGGTCCTTGAGCACCTTGAGGACCCTGTGGTCCTTGTTCTCCAGTAGGTCCTTGAGGGCCTTGAACACCTGTACCTTGTGGGCCTTGGGGTCCTTGAGGACCTGCTACATTACTATCAGCACCCGTAGGACCTTGAGGACCTTGAGGACCTTGAGGTCCTTGTTCTCCAGTAGTTCCTTGGGGGCCTTGAGGTCCAGTAGGACCTGATTGCCATCACTACCAGATGGACCTTGTGGTCCTTGTGGGCCTTGAGGACCTGTTACATTTGAAGGAGCACCTTGTGGACCTTGAGGACCTTGGGGTCCTGCTACGTTTGAATCCGCACCTGCAGGACCTTGTGGTCCTTGTACACCCATAATACCTTGGGGACCTTGTGGTCCTTGTTCTCCAATAACACCTTGGGGACCTTGAGGACCTTGTTCTCCAGTAGATCCTTGTGGTCCTTGAGGACCTTGAGGGCCTGTAGTACCAGGATCTCCTTCAGGTCCTTGAGGACCTTGAGATCCTTGTGGGCCCTGTTCTCCAGTAGGTCCTTGGGGACCTTGGGGCCCGGTTGGACCTGTAGGACCTTGTGGTCCCTGAGATCCATCAACACCTTGAGGACCTTGTGGTCCCTGGGGACCGGCTATATTTGAATCAGCACCTGCGGGGCCCTGAGGACCTTGAGGGCCTGTAGTACCAGGAGTACCTTGAAGTCCTTGAGGACCTTGAGGACCTTGTTCTCCAGTAGTTCCTTGGGGGCCTTGAGGTCCAGTAGGACCTGGACCTTGAGGACCTGTTACGTTTGAAGGAGCACCTTGTGGACCTTGTGGTCCTTGTGGGCCTGCTACATTTGAGTCAGCCCCAGCAACACCTTGGGGACCTTGAGGTCCAGTAGTACCTTGAGGACCTTGAACTCCTTGAACTCCTTGAGGTCCTTGAGGACCTTGAGGGCCTTGTTCTCCAGTAGATCCTTGTGGTCCTTGAGGACCTTGAGTACCCGTAACCCCAGGAGTACCAGCTACCCCTTGGGGACCTTGTGGTCCTTGAGGACCTTGTTCTCCAGTAGGTCCTTGAGGGCCCTGGGTTCCATCAGATCCTTGGGGTCCTTGTGGTCCTTGGGGACCTTGAGAACCTTGAGGACCTTGTGGACCTTCATCCCCTAGTGAACTAGTTACATAAAGTTTTCCGGTTGCTGTATCTCGTACAACATTCCCTACAGCTATACCATTAGCATCTTCAGCCCCATCCCAATGAATAGAACCAGTATTAGTTAAACTACCACTAATTGTGACATCATAATCGTCAGCTCCCGTTAAAGCATCTACAGATTGAGAAACATGCCAAGAGTTGATAGTAAAATTTTGTACTACCTCATCTGAGCTTGGGGAAAATATTTTTTTAAGTTCTTTAGCCATGGTATTATCTATCTATATTGATAAATATGTTAGTATCTGTTGTTCTTGATGTTGGTAACGGTTGAGATAACTTTCCTATTGCTAATAACTCTTGATTATCATTATATAAACCTACTGTAGTAACATAAGGGCTAAAATTAGACCCAGTTACAAAATTATAAACGCTTCCTTCACTCCCTGAGATTAATGAAGGGTTTAAAGAAAAATTAAATTCATTTTCTCGTATTGTAGCTTTATATTGTGTTTCTAAAATTTCAAATGATGATGAAAATTCCAAAGTAATGCTTCCACTAATAATAGAACCTAAACTAGGAATAATAACTTGACCCGCAGCTTCTTCACCATAGTAACTACCAGTATCACCGTAAATTTCGTTACCATATCCTGTTATACCAGTTTCACCACCACCTTCACCGGATGAGTATGAGCCAGAGTTAGTAAAAATAATAATACCGTGTTCATAAATTACGTTACCATAATTAGGACTAAAATTATTAGAAGAAGAAACATATAAAGTTCCCTCACCATCATCTATCAAAACCGTAGAAGCTGATGTTATTCTAATAGATCCTGGGACTAGGTGATTACCAAATAAACGTGAAGGGATTGATAATACTCCTATAGTATCATTTGAACCTGTAGGAATAAATCTAGGAATAGTAAGATCAGTTCCTAAGTAATTGTAATAATTAGTAGTATAGATATCTCCTTGTAATACATCTCCTGAAGGATCAGATCCGGGGAATATTGAAGAAGTATTAGAGGTTGAACCCAAAGAACTACTTAGATAGTTAGAATAATATAATTCTTTAATAGAATCATATACTAACACTTTATATTCTGTAGAGTTAGTTCCTGTAGTAGATTTATTACTTAAAAAGTTATCTTTAATTCCCTCAAAACGGTCAATTTGGATATTCGAGCCTGTAAAATCAGTACTCGAATATCTAAATCCTTTGTTTACCTCAAATGGTGAAACAATTACATCTGAAGCTAAAAATTGTTTGAATGCACTCATTCATTAGAAGTCTAGCTTAACTCTAACTAAGGTTTCTTTAGTAAAGTCTTTTAATAAAGGTTTTGATAACTTAGCTACAGCTAATAGGTCATTATTATCATTGTACATACCCACTGTAGTAATGTAGGTTTGTGGAGAATTAATAAATTCATCATAAACTACTTCACCTGTTGACCCTGTAATATAAGATGGGTTTTCAGAATAATTAAATTCAGCATTTCTTGCTCTTACAAAAACAAAATCTGATGTGATAGTTTCTTGAGAATTTAAGTCAAATGATTCTCCTAAAACAAAAGTATCATATGTGTTAGTATTTACTTCACCATTAGCTGTATTTGCCCAAGAAGAAGTAAAATCTAAACCAATACTATGAGATACAGCGTGTGGGTTTAATAATAAAACACCAATATCAGGTAACATCCACCCATAAGAACCAGAGTTAGTAGTATATCCTGTGCCTGAGTAAGCAGCACCATCTGAACCTGATACAAGTTCGAATTTTCTTCCTGAATCTACAAATGTAATAGAAGAAACATCTTTTGAATTATCTGTAAGTTGAATTGCACCACCCGAGCCTGAAAGTGTTAAGTTTAATGATCCTGGGAATAATCCTTCTTTATATCTAGCTCTTTCAATTGGGACCGCAATAATATCATCTGATGTGTAGTCTCCAAATGTAAATTCAGCATCTTCATCTCCTAATACCATGGTTCTATATTGACCATAAATTGTAGAAGTATAAGAATATTTTTCTAAATCTGTACCTGTATTGTAAGGGAGAGATCCACTACCTAATCTATTACCATAAGCAATATTAAATTGAACAGCAGCAGTACTATCATTAGAAGATGTTTGATATACTGAAAGGTAATAATCACCAGCTGAAGATGCTTCTTGTTGTGAAGAAGTAAAAAATTCAGTTAATGTAGGGGCATCACCACTCCATAAAGTACTAGTAATGCTATCAGCCGATACTACAAAATCTTGGGGGTCTAATCTTTTAAATGACATAATTATTGTACTTTAGTAACTGTTACTGGGATTGTTAATCTAGCACCTGAATCTCTACCAATTACAGTTAAAGTAGCTTGTAATTGGGTATTAGTTCCAAATAATGTATTAATGGTAGTAGCTGTTAAGTTAATAGTAGTACCAACAACAGTTTTAGATACGTTTGTACCAATAGTAGATGTTGAATTGGCTGCTACAGCAGATTCAGTGTTAACACCTACACCATTAAATGTATTAAATAAACGAACATCAGAGATAATAGCTGTGTAACCGCTAGTTTCAAATGTTTGATTACCACCTAAGTAATTTAATGTTTGAGGTGTGATTGATAAAGTAGCACCTTGTTTTAAAGTAATAGCACCATAACCTAAATCTAGTACAGGCATCTTAGAAGTACCTCTAGGTAAAGTTACTAGTTTATACTTCATAATTTGTGTTTCATTAGGGAATGCCTCTAAAAGTGGCATGTTTTCTAATGCTTCACCATAATATGATGAACCCGAAGGGTGTGTTGGATTATAAAGTGTATAATCAATTTCGTCATCAGCTAATGCAAATTGAGTAATTCTAAATGAACCATCACCCTTTGCTAAAAGCTCTCTACCTTTTTTGGTTAAGATAGCATCTACTGTTACTACTGAATTGTTTAAATATCCCATTATTTTATAGTTTATTTGTCAATATATAAATATGTTAAATTTTTATTTTTATTCCAAATTCAATTTTATATTAATTGATCTGTTTTTAATTTTTGTATAATTGTATCAAAATTATCTTCGATTCCTTTAGTAGCGTATAGAGGCATAAAGAAACCAGGTGAAGTACCTCCAGCAGGTTTATCAGCTTCAATTATAATTTGCCCTGGGGCATCTATATATCTTCTAAGTAGGAAATTAGATAATTCAGCATTTCCAAAACTTGAAGGTAAATCTCTATCTAGAGTAGCTTCAACATTACCAGATACAGTTCTTACGCTTATAATTTTATAAGCATAAGTTTCTGAACCTAAAAATCTGATTTCATCCCCGGGTTCAATTGTAAAGTTTTTAGTAATAGGAGATAAAGTACTATTTTCAACATCCAATTGTCTTGAACCATAAACTTCACTTAAACCCGTATCAGCCCCTGAAGTTGGGCGGGTTTGGATTTTATATTCATTTCCAGCTCCTGATACACGGCTCCAAAATAATGTCACAATGCCTGTTGATACTGGGGGTTGTTGGGTAATATTAACATAACTAGTAGAATTAATATTAATAGGGTCATCAAAAGACCCACTAAACCCATTTAATCTTATTTCAAATTCATCACCTGTAGTAGCTGTATTATCATTATAGGTTAAAGAAATTGATCTATAGTATTGGTTAGTTCCATCTAATAACTTTTGAAGACCTACAGGATTACCATTTTTATACCATTGGAAGTATGCTTTTGAATTTGGGCTAAGATCAGCATATAAGTTGGATGTAAAATAAATAGTAACACCTTCTCCAGCAGCATCTGCATCTACTTCATAAGTAGTATATGGAGATGGGAAGTTAACATCTGCTCCTTGGTTTACAATACTATCAAAAGCAATTTTTTGCCCCGCTGTAACATAAGGGAATGCATCACCATTAGCATATAACCTAAAGTCTGAAGTTCCTCCTCCATCTAAGGTATCTGTGGTTCCTTGAACAAATTCAAGAGAAGAAGTAGCCTGGGAAGTTGGGTTAGTATTAGTAATACTCCCTGATTGAGTAGCAATAATAGGGATAACTTTTTTACCACTTTTAAAGATTACTTGTTCCCCTAGTAAATTATTAAAATTAGCAGAAGTACCGGTTTCATCATCAAATGAAAGAACTGCTGTTTCTTCTTCAGTAAATGTTTGTCTAACAATACTTAAATTAACACCTTTAGAGTCATTTGTTGGTTCTAAAACATTACCATCAGCATCAACAAAATAGCGAATACTTAAAGCACTTCTATCTTTAATGCCATTACCCCATTCAGGTGAAGTTCCCCCCACCCAATTAAAGTAAGCAAAATATGCTCTATCTTGTTCTACATTTGGTAAAGAACCTAACCCACCTTCAATTGTATTAGCATTAAAACTAGTACCTTCAGCTGTTGTACTTCTACTACCTTCGTATCTAGGTACTACAATACGTTTTGTAGAGTAGTTTGAATCTGGGACATTTGCTTTAGTAGCACTACCTGAAAGTAAAGCCTCAAAGTTTACTGGGGTTGTGGTAGCGGAAGCATAATCTATATCTTGGTATAAAGTACCAGGTCTAATGCTTGTAGCTTCTCCATAAATCGGATTACAATCACTTATTAAAAAGTCTTTTGTAATATAAGGTTCTAATACAATTTTCGGGCCTGTAAAATAATTAAAATTAAGAATACCTGTAGTTGGTGGGAAAGCACCACCAGTGTAAGTATAATTTACCGTAAAATTAAGATCTACATTACGTTTAATTTCTAATGAATAATAATCGTCAAATTCTTTAATATTTATTACTTCAACTTCAAACCTAGTTCCTAAATTATCTGTTACAGTAACCGGACCAGAATATGATGGGGTTGTGTAAGTAGGTGAAGAAGGAAGAATGATATTAATCTTTTTAGCTTGAGGGATGTAATTTGTTAAATCTACAGAATTATCAGTAGTTTTGTTAATATTAATTCTTTCAATACAATATGTATCAATTATAGCCGTAGGATTTTGAGGACCACCAGGACCATAGGGATCAGGATTAAAAGACCTTTCAGCATTAAACCAAAACTCAAAATTAAAGTTTGGTGTAAAAGTTTCGTTAACAAAAGATGATAGTGGAGTTCCTTGAGTAGAGGTATTAGGATTATATACTAATGCCCTCATAGTACTATTATACTCTAAGTTTGTTGTGTCTACTTCTTTATAAGGATCACATTCAGTATTTAATTCCCCATTACTAGCCAATATGGTAGAACCACTAAATTCACCATTTACAAATTCAGGGGCATCTGATTGGGTAAATGGAACTAGACCTAAAGGAGTAGAATTAGTACCATTATAACTTTGAGTAAAGTTTGATAAATGATTAAAAATCTTAAATGAACCACCATCACCCCCACTTGTTACTTCAATTGAACCTGTTTCATATCCACGTGCAAATGATTTTACTGAACCTGAGTATTGTAAGTCTTCCCATTCAGCTTGTGGTACTGGGTATTTTTGTCTTTCTAAGATTGTAGGTTTAATAGTGATACCAGAAGCTAATGATGTTCTTGCAGGTACAAAATCCTTAATCATTTTAAATAATGAATTATCAAAGAATTTAATTAACCTTACATAATCATTAAAATCATAGTTTTCATGAATATATTTTAAGAAATAATCTTTTCTTAATTTATCTAATTCAGGGTATGATTGAGCGGATGAAGAAACTTCTCTTGGGTCCCCTATTAAATCTCCTAAATTAAAATAACCTAATTGTTGAATAATATCATCGTTAATTTCGTTTTGAGGTGAGAATGTTACCTCCAATAGATTAACGTTATTGGTATATTGTTCATTTCTAACTTTATCTTGTTGAATACTTTCTTGATTTGATAAAGTATTAGCATTAGGGATTAACGCCCCGGCTGTAGCTACATAAGTAGGAAGGGATAAATCTTTAGATTTAATTTTATCGTTTATTCTATTTTTTAAACCTACAGGAACTTGATCAAAGAAAAGATATTCTCTATTTTCTTCAAATACACCCTCAGTAATAATAATATCATTCCCACCACCAAAGAATGATGCTGTTGCTTCCCAAGAACCTGTAACTTTAGGGTGGATTGAGGTTGAGCCCGTATATAATTCACCTCCTAAAGTAGCTCTAAATGCTAATTCACTAGGAGATTGATCTAAAGAACCACTTGCAATTGAATTTCCTTCAAATGAAAGAGGATTCATTACATAGTCCTTAAATATACTTTCAGATATTATAGTATTATAGTATCTAACTTCTTGGAGATGGCCTTCAAAAGGTCTATAATTGTTAGTTAAGCCTTGACCATTAGGAGATGAGAACCAAACAGTTCTAGCATTTTCCCAGTTTGCAGGATCACCTGTTAAGCTAGCACTAGCAATAAACCCTAATTCAGTACCTGTTTGGCCATTATAGATTTTATTTGCAGCTAATAATTCAAAATCTCCTGCAGTTCTTGTAATTTGAACCCCCCACCAATCATTATTGATGAAAGGTAATCTTACACTAGCGGTTTCAGCAGTATTACCTAAGGTAGTGTAAAACTTTAAATCTGCATATTGGTATTCTGGGTCTAGGATGGAGCCGCTAAAGGAGCCTGAAGTTGTAGCTTTATCTGTATCGTATTCTAAAACAACCGCAAATGGGTTACTTCCATCACTTATTATTAGAGATTGAGAAGTATAAGCAATATCTTCAGATTTAGGTGTTTTAAATCTAAATTGAACGGTTTGGGGTCTATCATTTTCGGACCCCCAGGTTGTATTTAAATGGAAAGGGACTTCTAAATATCTAGAAGAAGAAATTGCAAAACTATAATTAAATTTATTATACCAATAGTCATAGTCATTCACATCAACTTTATCTTTACCTCCAAATTCACTAATATGAAGGAGGGTATCAGGCACACCATAAGAATTAAGTAATGTTTTAATGCTTGCTATAGTACCTTTAGATTTAAATAAATATGGTAAATTATGATATAAACGTTTATATATACGCTTATTAACATCATCCAATGCCACCGCGTCAGTTGAAGATGAAATGAATGTATCAACGTATTCAAACCCAGAAGGAGCAGGTAAACTTCCCGTTATATTAGGAAAGGGAAATAAGCTCCCTGAAGGGGTTAATCCTAAAAATGAAGAATAAACGTCATTTGAAGAGAAATTATTTTGATATATTTTTAAACTAAAATCTCTTAATACTTGAGCTACTAAATCTTTAGAAACACCCGCATCTATTCTGTTATCAGCATCATATTTGTTAGAAATATCCTTTAGATAGATCCAAATATTATCAAAATGCTGACCAATCATCTCTACAAAATCAATGTAGCCTTGATTTGAGGCATCATTTCTTAAGTATTCTGGGAGGTCATAGTAAAGATTATCTTGGTTTAATTCATCATATATTGAGGCAGAAGCTATTTGTTCATTATACCAATTAATAGCTGCTGTGTCAGTAGTAGCTAAATTTTGATATGGGGGTTCTGTATTAGATTTAGGCCAAGATTTGGACCCACTTTCAAAGTATAAAAAGTATTCATAACCATCGAAATTTGTAATAATATCATTTATTAAATTTTCGTAGTATACTTTAGAACCTGAAACTTCATTGGTCCCTGATACATTTGATCCTGAAGTAGATGCACGTTGGTGGGATTCTATTTCTTGAAGTTTATATTCAAAATTTTCTAATCGTGCCTCAACTGAGGAAAAATGAATAAAATTATCAAAATTTGTGTAGTCTACATTAATTTGTATTCCGTTTTCACCAAATAAACTTTGAAGTTGTTGATATGAACTAGTTAAAGGTGAAGAATCTAGATCATCTAAAGAAACTGCTTCCGTACTATTATTGATTTGATCTTTAATAGATAAATTAATATTAGGTCCTTTAAGTTGAATAGAAGTATCTTCTTCTTCTAAAATTTCATCTTCAAACGTTACATTATAAGCAATAGATTCTGCAACTTCTTCTACAACCCATAAAGTGGATTTTACTCCAAATTGTGGTGGTAATGGTTCATATAATTTAATTAAAACTGTATTACCATCTAAAACAATATTATTAGCAATTACAGTTTGATTAGAACCAAAATTAAGTAAAAAATCTGGGTAGTATTCATTTGTTTCTCTTTCAGCTATAAATTCATTTACAGATGAAATAATATCAATATCATCAATATCATTTGAATCTAATCTAATTTCGGTTCTATCAGAAGATATTTCAGATATAAAGTAGTGAGAAGTAAATGATGAATTTAATCTATTAGAATAAAAATTATATACTGTATTATATCCCCCTTGAACATATCTAAATCTTTCTAGATCTGCAGCTGGGTCTATGTAAACCTCATTATTTAGTAATGAGTATAGAGAATAAGGAATAGTACCATCTTCTAAAGGAGGGTATAATAAAGAATTATTTAACCCATAAATGTAGTACTCAACATAATCACTTTCAGGTGAAAATGTTGAAGCTACTTCTTGATTTGCTATAAGAGTTTCATCAGATACACTGTAAGTATCTAGCAAAAGAAAATTTGGATCTATAGATAGTACTGTTGAGTTAGCCATAATTAATTATTTCTTCTTTCTTCTCTTCTTTTTTGTCTTTCTTCTCTTCTTTCTTTCCTTCTTTCTCTTCTTTCAGCTCTTCTTTCTTGTCTTCTTTCTCTACGTGTTTGTTCTTCTTCAGGTGTTAAATTACTTTCATCAAAGCTAACTTCAAATTCTGAAGGAACTTCAAGATTAGGAAGTTCTGGGAGTTCTGGGAGGCTTAGTCCTGCTTCATCTAGAACATCAGCTATAGTATTTACAGCACTACTTCTTTCTTCTAAAAGTTGTCTTCTTAGCTCACTAATTTCTTGTTGAAGAGCTTCTATTTCAGCAGAATAACTTTCATAACCAATATATTCAGTACTAGTTTGGATTAAAGTTTCATGAGAATTATTTCCGGTTTTAGGAATATCAAAAAATAATTTATCATATAACAAGAAAAATTCACTAACAGAAACATCCTCTACAGCTACCGAACCGGTAGAAGCAGGAATAAGTTGAGTGAATTCAGTATTAATAACTCTAGGATATTGAGTTTTACTGAATGCTTGCTTGTTTAGATTAATTTTTTGTTTCATTATCCGTTAATTACTTTAAAGTAGTAATTATTATCATATACTTGAGTACTTGAACCATTATCAACCTGAATAAGGATTTTATAGTATCTTTCAGGTTCTAAACCATTCATATAAACATCAAAGTAATTTGATGATTCGTCAGCACTAATCTTTGTATAAGTTGTATCAAAATCTACTACAAACTCATTTGTATCTAAATCTTTAATAGCATAATAAGATGAAGTAGGTAAGTAATGTTGAGTAGTATAAATAGAAGATGTTTGGAAAACACGTCTAGGATATTCTTCCCTAACGTTTAATCTAAATCTGTTTATGCTTTCAGAATAAAATACTCCTGGGTTTTCATCTAGGTTAACGTATAAATTAGATCCTGATAGTGTATTAATGGTAGAAGATGTATTATATAAATAATCATCCCATCTAAATTCTAACTGTGGTGGGTAAATAGTATTAGTATCAATACTATAATATTGTAAAGTAGGTTGGATTTGGGTATTAGGGCTAAATTCAATAACATCTTCCCACTTTAATATAAACCCACTATTAACGATAGAACCACTATACCAATCATGAACTGTTTCAGTAACTTTTATAGATAAATCTTTTTCAGATCTCATCCCAAATGACTGAGAGTATGGGTATTTAATTTGGGGTAAGGAAGAAATAGCTGAGGATGATATATACCAGTTTCCTCCTCCTTGGACAGCATATAGGGTATTATATGAACTTGTAGTAATAATATTATCCCCAGTACCCCAACGAGTACCCCCACCTAAAATAGGGCTATCCCAACATGAACCATCACTAGTAATTGGTTGGTCTAGATATGTACCAGTACCATTGTTCCAAGATTCAGATACAGGAAATATATAAATATCTCCATCTTCATTGATTCCTTGAGCTGTAGTAATATAAGATTTTAAATAAACATCAAATGTGCCTGTTACTTTATTATCTATAATATTTTCAATTTCATCTGTATCAAATTGAATTAAAGTACGAGCTACTGAGGGTTGACTGCTTATAGCTAAATTTAAATTAGATACTTGGGATATAGGATCTACTCCAGTATTCATTGAAGGATACATAGAGTATAAAGTATTATCTTTTTCAGGGAAAATTTTATATACAGCCATAATATTATAGGTTTACTATTTTACCAGTAATATCACTACTAGGATATTTTACTTCAAATACCATAGGATCAATTGAAGGGTAAATTACATTATTAATAGTTGCTCCTTTGATATCATATCTATAGTTTGAATAAGAACCACCAACTTTGTTAGTAAACTCTACATTCTTAACAGTTTGAACCCCTTGAACATTATCTAATTGAGCATAAACATCTCTTAAAACAATAGGTTCATTTACTTGCCATTCATCTATATTAAAATAACTTTGTAAAGTAAGAATACAATTTCTTAGTACTTCATTACTGTTAAAATTAGGGAGAGCAATAATTTCAAAATTAATGCCTAAATTAACATAGAATGCTTCTTTAACATTAATAGAATCCCCAATTACTTTATATTGTGAGAGATAAGTTCTAATATTTTTCTTTAAAGCATCAGTAGGTGATACTAATTTTTTATTTAAATCAAATCCTAAAACATATAAATCTAATACACTATTATTTTCAGAAGATACTTTAGAATTTTCAATGTATGCTTTAGCTATTTTTCCATATTCCGAGGGCATTGATAAAGTACGGACTAAATAGTCATCTAGTGTAACATTCCTCATCTGAGTGCCATAACTGGAGATAATATTTTGTCTTAATTCTTCTACAGAATCTCCATCACCCCCACCCGAGGCAGCATTAGGGTTATTAGGAGTTAAAGTATTAAAATATAACTGGTAGTCTCCTGTTGGGTCAGTTGCTGAATAATTAGCAAATGATACATTTTCAGGGGTAGATAAAATAGTTAAAGAATTAGCGGGGACATTAGCCGATGTTCCTCCTCCTGTTAAATATCTTACGGTTAAGGTTGTGTTAGAAGGAGCAACTCCATAAGTATTATTAAATATAAAATTTAAAGGAGAATAAGCCGTAGTAAGTTTATCTTTTTCAAAGGGTAAACCTAAACCTACATTATCACTATTTGGGACTACTTCTTCAGTAGTATCTTGACTTTTACCAGCTCCAAATTGGATTTGAAGAGTAGTAGCATTTAAGAAACGAGTAGCAAATCTACGTTCAACTTGTTTAGTTTGGAGTAAATAAGGAACAGTTCCTTCATCTGTATAATTATTAGGATCGTTTGGGTTAGTATTTTTAATAGAATCAAATACTAATTCTTGACCTAAATAATCTACCTCATAATATACATTTCCGTCCGAATCTACAATATCTAAAATACCAATTAAATTATCTCCAGTAATAGTTCTAGTAGCAAATTCTTCTGGGTTGTTAAAGGTTAGTGTAGTGGTTTTGACATTGGCCGAAATTGCTTTTCTGCTTTTCTTTAAAAGATATTCTGTGGGGTTATTTGAACTATCTACAGAATAAACTGTAATCTCAGTAGGATCAAAAGAAGATGAAACTGTAAAGTTTACTAAATCTTCTGTTACAAAGGTAGTATCAGAAACATTTGATTTAATTTGAGAATTTTCACCTATAATTAAAGCATAATTAAAATCAGGTTTTTTAGAAGGTCCTACAGAAGGTACTCTTTGGTAAAAATCAATTGTAGTTTCTGCTACCCCAGTTACTCTAGGTTTGTAACCAAACATATAAGCTAAATCGAATAAGTTATCTGTTTGATTTGCATATTGTGTAAATGTTTCTTGGATTTGGTTGTCCTGGTAGAAGGATAAAACGTCACCAATATATGAAGCCATTTCCATGAACATCATGCCCGGAGATGCTTCACTAAAATCAGTGTACGTAGTAGGGAAGTAAGTTTTAGAGTAATTAATTAAAGCACTTCTAAAACTATTAAAATCCTTATTTAAGTATTTTATGTCTCTTGCTTTATTAGCCATTATGATAAAGTTATTTCAATTGTATCTGTGTCGTTAGTTTGGGAAATCCTATAGTCTAAAACTACATTAATTTGATTTCTATCCTCTTGTGCTGTTATCTCAAGTTTAGTTACTATAATTTGAGGAAAATATTTACCTAATTTTTGAGAAATATCTTGATTTAAAAAATCTAAATTTTCACTTACAATTTGTTCAAAAATAAATCCACCTAAACCCCCACCAAATTCAGGATTACCACATCTAGATCCGGGTTCTGTTAAAAAATAGTTTATAAGGTTTGCTTTAGTAGCATCCTTATTAGTATATGTTGAAGAAAAAACACCAGGTGCTGAAAATGGGATAGATACTCCTACTCCAGTTCCAGGTTTAAAATCTGTTGGTGCTATTTTCCTCGCGTTATAAGCCATTATTTATTATTCATTAAACTCATAATTTGATCTAAACCAACATTACCTGCAGGTAGATCACCACCAGGCATAGCACCTTGTGGGTTAAATGTGTTTACGTCTTTAGATGTTAACATTGGGTTACCCCCCGCACCCATCATACTATTCATAATAGATTGACGTGCGGCTTGTTGGGCTGATGGGTCTACTTGGGGTTTAGATGCAACTGATGAATTTTCAGTAATAGCACCCTTTGGTGATTTAACGGCTTCAAGAAGAATATCTTTCAATTCCTCTTGGATAGCAGCTTTCACTTCTTCTCTAATTACTTTTCTTACTATCAATAATAAATTTAAGTTCATCAATTAATATTTGGGGGTCAGAGGCAAATGACCAATCTGTTGAAGTTAAAACTATATCAGATTTATTTTTTCCTACTGCTCTGTTTTGATTTACTCTATCAGTATAAGGTTGGGTTTCTATTTCTAAAACAAATCCTTTATAAGTAGAGTCATTAGCTGATGATTGGGCTAACAATTCATTTTCATAAGTATCATTAATAGAATCTGATAGGTCTTCTAGGTCAGCATTAGGATTACAAAATAATATAAGAGTATCTAAACGATCTAATAAATCAATACATTTTACAATTGTAGATTGTACTGTGGCAAATGCTGGGGATACTTGGGCTGCTGTAATTTTAACAGGGGGTATATTAGGGGTACCGTCGGCCTTAAATATAACAGTATCAGCTACAGTATTTAGGTCATTTACAATTGATACAACGGCCCCAGGGATTAAGGGAATTGCTTTAGCAGCTTGGTTAACTGTAAAACTTGCACCTTTTAAAATTTTAATTAAAGTTTCTAATATCTCAGCAAATGAAGCTCCAAAATCAATACTTACCGCTAATGAATCTAAAACCTTTCCTGTATTATTTAAATATTCTACAGCATTATTTCTTTTTTCTATAATTTGAGGAAGTTGGACAGTACAAAACCTGTCTTGAAGTTCTTGCCTTTTTGTTTCTATATTATCTTTTTCTTGTTCTAGTATAATCTCTAATTGGTCTATACCATATTCTTTAATTAGATCTAATATTAGGGGAACTACAAATTTTGATAATTTTTGGCTTTGTTTTAGTACTGAGGATCCTATTTTTTGGAGGCCTCTAGGTTTTTGGTCTTCAGCTACAGAATTATTAATGGCCTCAATATCTACAGCCATTAACTCAGCTTGATTAACTTTATTTTTTTTAAGTTGAACTCTTTGGAGTCTATTTTCTACTATTTTTTTAGGATCTAAAGCCATTATACTGTCTTAGTTGTATTAGATAAAACATTAGATAATTCTGCTTTATAACCTCCTATTTTACCATTAATAGCTTGGGCTACTAGATTTGTAGGACCAATTGGAGAACCAACAGGAACCCCTAATTGGTTTTGGAGAGCATCAGTTAAATATTCTAAATCAGTTAAAACTTTATTTAATAAATTTACTAAATCATCCCCTAAAACTACAGGTTGAGCTGTATTAGTCCCCCCTAGATATAATTCTGGGGTTTGGATGACTGTTTTTTCAGCAGCATCTATATTAACAGATGTAGCTGTGTTTAAGTTAATACTTTTTTTAGAAGATAATAAAATATGATCTTGGGTAGAATTAAAAATTAATCTCCCTGAATTAATAATAGCTTGTTCTCCTGAATATTTTGAAGGATCTTCAGGAGGGTTTGAAGTAGTGGATGTTGTTAAAGTTGTTTCTTGGGTTACAACTTCAATTTTTATAAATTGTTCTTTAGCAAATTTATTATCTGATGGAGAATCTACCCCAGGATTATAGGGGGTCTTACCTATTTCAACTTTTGTAGTTTGATTATACTTTAAATAAGGATAATTAGAAAGAATATCTTTTAATTTTTGAATTCTTTCTTGGGCTAACCCACCACGAGGTGTATTACTTGGGTTTGGAACTAAAGATTCACCTCCTATTATATTAATACCAATTCTAGGTTTATCAGTAGAAGAGAAAAAATTTTTAACAAATAGATTTAATGCTGAAAGATCGGCTTTAAAAGCTTCTGTAATAGTACTCCCCCCAGAATTGAAATTTAAGGTTTTAGTTTGTGTATCTGTTGGTTGTGTTGATTCTGTAGTCTCGGATACTGAATAAGATAGATAATCGTTTTTAGAAGAAACTTCTATTGGGATTTGTTGAGTTGAAGTTAAATAAATTGAAGATTTATCTTGATTTATATCTTCAGTAATTGAATTATAAGATGGAGAAGATTGGTGTAAACCATTAGTGAGTATAGTAATAGGGTCACCAATTTCTCCTACAGAAGACCAATTATTATTTACAAAAGAAAAATCATTAGGGTATGTATTTCCTAACCTGAGGGCATTACCAAACCTTCCAGATGTTATAAAATCCCCTTCAAATGAATATAAAGGATTTATATTACCTTTTTCTTGAAAATAAACCCCGGGTCTAAAATTAGGATCATCTTTTACAGGTAAAGCATTAGTTTCTTTATTATTCCAAAGATTAATGTTATTAATATAGTAGTAAGTAGAAGATAAAGCACTATTATTACTGTTAACTTCAACTAACTTAATAAGAGCAACAGCTTCATTTACTAAAGGATAAGATTGTATATTAGGGAATAAAGGAAAAACATTAGGAAGTAAATTAGATGTTGAAGTATATTGACTATTACTTAAAATTTCTACTGAAATACTACCGTCATTCCCTTCTCCTAAATTATTTACAGATAAAACTCTTCCGGATAAGATAGAACCCTGTAATTTTCTAATTTCATCTTGAAGATTAGAATTTTGGGTTTTACCTAGGTTTTGAAATTGTTTAAGACCTGAATTAAGAATGGGCATTATTTCTTATCGTTTAGCTTATTAATTTCGCTTAAAAGTTGTTCTTTTTCCTCATCAGAAATTCCAAAACTATCTTCACTATTACCACTACGGGCCATAGCACGCTGGATGATTGTAGCCATTCTAATTAGGGCATCATCATTTTTAATAGCTAGGTCCATGTATTCCTTAATTAAAGGAACGATTAAAGTAGCATCACCAATATCTGAGATAAGGGGTTTTAGTTCTTGGATAAGAGCAGAAATTTGGGCTTCTTTTTTCTTTTGGTTATTGTAAATTTCCTCTAGTAAGCCCGAGAATTTTTTACCTCCAAATATGTCTTGATCTAAAGAGCTCATACTTATATTGTTATTATTCGAGTATAAATATGCGCTATTCGAATTCTACATAACCATTGTCTAAGTAGAATATATAATTATCTTTAAATATAGCGTATAATTGATTTGCTATTTTAGTAATTTTAGGGGTTTTAACATCTACCATTTCTCGAATATAAATGTAAAGAGCTTTTTTATTAAATACATCTATATCTTCTCGTTTTCTAAAAATTTCAAGAATAGCGTCTGCTACTTCAGCATCGTTTTTCTTTGGGAATAATTCATAGATACGTTCTTCAACATACTCTACAAATAAGTCTATAAACTCACTTAACTCATCCTTATCTGGGTTGTCATCTATATGGTAAGAGAATTTTTCGTTTTCAGCTGCCTCAATTACATCTGCTTTATCTATTCTCTTTTTATAGTTTTTAGTATTAGAGACAATAAGGTAATTTTTACAAATAGTACCAAAATAAGAGTATGCCTTTGCCCCCTTAGCTGGGTCGAATAGGTGCATTTTGGAGAGTAAAAAAGTAATTACCTCATGTTGTAAATGTTCAATTTCATCTACTTCGGTATAGTAAAATTTAAAGGTATGGATGATATTTTCCGTTAATTTAAAAAACGGGTAATGAATTTCATCCTCATAGATCTTAGAACGAATCTCTGGATCAGGTTCATTATTATATCTTACGATAGCTAGTTCTGTGTCATGAGTAAAGTAGTTTTTACTCTTAGGTCTTCTCTTTTTGGCCATTTGGTTTTATAAGTCCACTTTGAAGGACTTGAGAGCAGTGTGTAGCACTTTAACACGCTCAAAGAAGAAACCTACCTCGTCATCACTTTTGAATGCTCCATTTTGATCGATTTCTTCAAGACGATTATCTATGAATTCGACTGTTTCTGAAACATCCTTAATGTAGACCTGGTATGAATTGATTACGTCTTCAGCTTTCTCGTTTTTACGAAGAAGGTTAAAGGTCGTATACCCTAGGGTAACGACTAAAACCGAAAGTGAAATTATAATTGCGGTAATCATAAGTTATCAAGCATGTTTTTAAGACCTGGGCTTGTAATTGATCCTAGGGCTTTTTGCTGTTTAGTGGGGTTAGACTTTTTAGTTGCGTTCAATGTAAAATTATCTTTTTGCCCCTCCAAATTACCTTTTAACTTAGGTAACCATTCACGCTCAAACTCAATACGAGCAGCCATCAAATCTGCCTGGTGTAAGATAAATGGGAGAGAAGTACGTGGCTTCTGTTCAGGCATATAGGCGAACAAATACTTTTTATTTGCATCATCGTATAAGCCATCGTGAGTTTGAATTGCTAGCATCTCATTAAATGAATAAGGAATACCATGAGATTGCAACATAAACAAACCTCGGTCTGGGATTGAGGCGAAAGCAAGTTGGGTGTTGAATTTATAATCCTCTCCGAGCTTCTCTCTTCTCCATTTATCATCTTGTGGGATATAGGCTACATGGTTAGCATCTCCCATTTTTCCTAAATCATGATTAATAGCAGAAAATACAAGTTCTTCAGTAGAAAATGTAGTCATATCACATCCTTCTTCCTCCCACAATTTGGCTTGTTTTAGAGCACAACGCACTACACGATTTACATGCTCAACATACCCACCAGGGAAAGCATTGTGATACTCTTTCTTATGGGCGGCGGGCATAAGCATTACACGTTCTTGATATTCCGTATAGAAATCAATAAGTTTTTGCTTACGTTCTCCAGTGATGTGGGTTTCGATATTGGAGATAAATTCACCCCAATTTTCTTGGATTTGTTCTGCTGTTAACTTCATAACTTTAATTTTCTCTTTCTACCATTCCTTTCAACTCGTCTAGTTCGTTATTAACGGTTTCTAGACGTTGTCTAATAGATTGTAATGTAGTATCTCTTTGTCCTAAAGAGACTTCAATCGAACGTAAGGCACCTTCCATACGCTCGATTCTTCTAATGTATAACTGTTTGTTTCTCATAATATTTTTGTCGGGGTCCCTAGGGACCTTATTGTCCCTCTGCTTCCCATCCCTTATTTCCTAACTCCTGTACCATAAATGTACTAAAGAGAAATCTGGGGGGCAAGTTTAAGATAAAAATTCTTCGATTGTTTTTGAAAGTTTTAGAATATGAGCACATTTTTCGTACTCTTCTCTCTCTTCAAAGTAATTGATTGACAGTTCCATTGCAGTAAGAGTTTTAAGGTTTGCCATTTTTTCTAAGGCATACCAATCTCTTCTGTTTTTTAAATCTATCCCTTTAATATAAAACCATCCTCTATGATACACAACAAACTCCCCAGCATTCTCAATATCTTCCTTTTCTAACTCATTATTTGCTTTAGAAAAAAATTCTACAACCCTATCATTGAATTGCATATGATCCATAATGATACGGGTAAACATACCTATTTTATATTCCGCAGTATCTTTGATATCAACATATCCTTCCGTAAGGTCATAGGAGCCATCGGAATAAGATATTGAATCAAATAAACCAAATATTCTATTGGGGTCTAACATTAAAAATCTAGATTAGTATCTACGTTTACTTCTAAGTTTGAGGTAATAGTGATACAAGAATGTAAAACATCCCCTTTTTCACTATAGTTTACGACTAATTCACCTTCATCATAAGACAAAACATCAGCTTCGGCTTCCCATAGATATTCTACCATCTCGTATTCTGTAAGAGTCCCCGAGAGGTATAAATGGTAAGCAACTTTTGCAAATTCTATGAATTCGATAAATTCCATGGTTATAAATATATTAAATATTTTAATTACCTCCAAATTTACCTAATATTTATGGGTGCGCAAAATATGTAAAGTAAATATGGCTTATACAACATTCAAATATGGTGTCCCCTATAGTGTAATTAGACTAGGGGGAGATGTAGCTCAATGGACTCAACATGGGCAAGGTTATGAAGATTATAATGACTTTAAACCCTCAGGACAAGTTAGTATGGCTCAATTACAAGGCCTTGCTACTTCCACAGCTAATGTAGACCCAGGAAATGGGGGAGCTAACTATGATGCCTTCCCTTTAAGTGGGAAAAAATGGGGGATTGGTAGAGCAGGTGATGCTAGCCAAAATGATGGTATTTTTGTAGGTCAAGCTGGAGGAACTTCTAACTGGGTTGGTACTCGAAGTTATAATATGGGGGGTACTATCCAAAATATTAAATTATCCCATTTAGCGGGATTAGATTATACTGCTGTTTTAGAGTTAGAAGGTAGAGTAATTACCTCAGGCCAAGGAGTAAGAGAAGATTTTGTAATTATGGATCAAGATTTTACTAACCAATGGTGGACTACAGTTCAACCTACAGAATTATTTACAGATGAACCCTTATTTGGGGCTGCTGCTCGTGATGCTGCCGCTAATAGATATGTCTATGTTCTTAGAACAGGTCCTATAGGGGATAAATTCTCAGATTTAACTGAGGAAAATTGGATTAGAATATCAAACCCTACAGATACTAATGATGTTTTAAATATGTGTGCTATTAGAGAAACTTTAGGTAGCACGTATAATTCTAATATTCCTGCTATGGTTACAGCAGGAAGAAGAACGGCTAATTCCGGTAACGCAAAAGTAACTCTTTTCTTATATAATAAAGGATCTAATGGATTATCTCCTACCTTAACTGAGGGTGCCCAAATTAACGTTAATTATGGTTCAACTAATACTGTCCCTAGTGGTTTATGTTATATAGCAGATAATAGAGCTATGTTAATGTTAACCAAAGGTGCTAATGCTACAAAAATTGTAGGGTTAAGTTATGGTTCAGGGTGGGCCGCTGGTACTGTTACTTCTTTAGGAGGTGGTACTACTTTTGGTTCTCTCAGAGGTAATATTTTACCTTTAAGAGATGAATATAATCCTAGTGGGAATGAAGGTGAAGCTATTGTAATATGGGCTGGGAATAAAAGTACTTACAATAGTAATATCTATGCTCAACGTGTAAGGCAAAATTCAACTACTTTAACAACTTCAACCCAAAGAACACTTATTACAGATACTAATAGTATTAAATCTTGTAATGCCTGTATATTAGCAATGGATAATGCTAATGTGTGGGTGGCTGTAATTTACAGTGATACTAATGGGGATGGACAACTATCAGTTCACAAATATAGCTATGGGGGTGATTCATGGACTACCGTAGGTAGTACCCAACAGATTGATTATAATGATACAAATCTAAATAATATCCTTTCTGTAGCCCCAATGGCTCGTAACTATAAAAACATAAACAAATTTTCAGGAGAAACTTTCCTTCCGGGTCAAACTGATGACTTTGATAGAATAGTTTGGATGAAAGTCTTGTTAGCTACGAACCAAGAAAATCTTGATGTTGGTGAATATCATATCTCTGTAAATTTAGATACAGCCCAATTTGCATCTCCACCCGGAAGTTACCAAGGTAATATTTCAGCTGGGAGGAATAGTTATACTATGAAAAATGAATGGGATACTAATGGAAGAAAATGGTGTAAGGGGCAATGGCCTTTAGCAGGTGGTCAAGATTGGGTAATGACGGTTGCCTCATACAAACATACTTCACCCGGGACTGTAAGAGCTACAAATATGTATGTAAATGGTCTTGACAGAGCTTACGATTGGAACGTGATTACAGAAGATAAGACCCAATATTATACTAACCCAACAGGTCCTTCAGGCTCAGAATATACAGTATCTACTAATGTTGGATCTCAAGGTGGTCCTGATAATCCTTCAGGTGGATATGTTTTCGGAAGGTGGAATATAGGACCTAGTATTGGTAAATTAAACCAAAATAGTTTTATTTCAAGTTCAAATTACGCTACAATTGAATATTATAAAAAAGGAGAAGGATTTTTCTATGGTTCTTTGGGTGATGGTACTAATTTTATGGGATTTGACCCAACAGATATCGATGGTAATAGATGGGGTGAGTATTTTTTCGCCCTAAAAGACCATGTAGAACAAGGAAATACTGTTCTTTTAAGAGTAGAGAATGATAGTGGTGCTACTGCTATATTTACTATTAATGATAGTACAGGAGGAGGCCCTACTAATAGAGGTGAAGATGAACTTATACTTAATAATGATAGTAAATTAATACTAAGATGGACTGGGGGAGGAAACGGATTTAATGGTACTGCCTATAGTTTATGGGAAGGTCCCTCTGTTAATCAATTAAAATTTGGATTCCAATTTGCACCATAAAAATAAATTAAAATGACATTACAAGAAGTAAAAACAGAAATTGAATCAAATACTGGACTAGTAGGGGCTTTTATTACCTCTAGTGATCATAGTATGGGGGATGAATATGTAAGGACTACTTTAGATTACCAAATTACCTTAAACCCCCAAGATAGTGTTACCCATAAATTTATAGCTCATTCAATCTCAGGAAGTTATTCTATGGATAAAAACTATGATAATACTATTAATTATCTAAAATCTTTAGATATGGAATGGGATAGTAGAGATTATTTAAATTCCCTAACAGGTAGTACAATTTCTACTTGGGATGATTTTTCAATTGGAGGAGATAACCCAAATGTAGGTTACGCTAAAGTTTACATCACTTCAGCTTCTATTGAGGTTCCACATGCTTGGTTATTAACTAGGACAGGTAGTGCAATTACTCATTCTTCTACAACTTGGGATCAATTCCCAATTGATGAGGATTAAAATTGGTTACCCGATTAGGACTCGAACCTAAAATGACTGGACCAAAACCAGTAGTGTTGCCAATTACACCATCGGGCATTTTGAGGGAGCAAAAGCTCCCTCTTCAGTAGTTCAACTGATGTACATCTGACTGCGATCGCGGAAGATGTAGGATTCGAAC